CTGCCACATCGGCAGCAGTCACATTATCCCACACGACATCCGTCCCGTTACTCTTTAGAAACTTCCCCGCTGCCCCCAACGCCAACCCCGCCCACTTGATAACCGTTCCAATCAGTTTCCCAACAATCAACATGCCCCGCTGGACAAGGGTGGGTTGGGTGTCGGGATGGGCATCGCTGAGTAAGTTGTGGGGTTGGAGTGAGGCGTTGATCGTTACATCTACCTTTTCGTTTGTTGCGTCGTCAACAGCATTCAACGAAACATTCGTTCCTGCGATGAAGTTCACGCGCCGTCTCGTCCCCACTAAAGTCCCCGCGTTCATCACACCGACCCGTGCATTGGCGTCCAAGTTGCCTGTCAGCGCATCACTGCCTCCCGACTGATGCGTGGTTGCGTGGGCGGAAGGCGGGAAAGTGGTCGGCTTATTGCTGATCTGGTTCCAATCATGAAAAGTCCCTGGGAGACCCGAAAAATCACCATGGGCGTGGGTATGATCTGCTCGTGCAACAGCATCCGCCGTCCCTGTCTGGCTCGTGCTCCCAATAGCAGGTGGTGGTGTCGCACTGGTCGGCACGACACTGCCCAGCGGATGGCGGGTCGTCGTGTCGTGCCTCGTAATGTTCAGGTATTGGGTATGGTCATCACGGGTGGTGTCAAAAATGTGAGAACGCGCAAGGGAGTCAATGTCAGAAACCTGGTGATCTACAGCATCCTGTAACGCCCCAGATGGTTCCAAAATCTGCTTGATGACCGAATGGAGCGCCTGCAAATATGCCTTCAATTTTGGGTCAAGGTCCTGTGGGATGTTCGGCAACGGGATAAACTTTGGAACTCTCATGTCACTCGCCTCCCCTTCTGCTCAACGGTCAGCACAACCCGCTCAATCGCTGCCTGCGTCTGGATTCGCAAACTGAGATACTGCCCAACTGCTTCCGTCATAGGAAACCGATTTTTGGCGGGCTGGTTGTAAAGCGTCCGTGCTGGGAGTGTCTGAGGGGACGAAGGTGTGATGGCTCGCGAAAATTGCACGGTGATGGGTATTGTGCCATTAGCATTGGTAACCATTTCAATCCATTGCACCCGCTTCAATCCTGGGATACCTAAATCACTCAATGGCGTTTGTGCCGTCCATTGCAACGGTATCGTCACATTCCACTTGAAAATCGCATTCCCTTGACTGATAACACCCGTCCAACCTTCAGGCAAAAACAGCGTTTGCGCCGAATCCATGAGGACATTATACAGGGTCCATCCGCCTTGCCGGTAGTGAAACGCCCAAACATAAAGTCCCGTTCCAGACGGCAACGCAACGACATAAACAGATCGTTGTGGCAAGATGCAAGAACGCACTTCGTCCAATCGGTTGCGGTTGAGATTATCTCGGAGCCAACGAGTCATGAAGGGACTGATGAGTTCAGGCGCGGAAGCGACATCGTAGCGGTAAAAGCCATCTTCCGCAAGGAAGAAAACTTGCCCGTCAGGCGTCACCGCAATGCTACCTGATGCCAGACAACCGACACCTTCGTATTGCTTTTGAACGATGACAGGGCTTTCTCCGACAGTTCTCGCCCCGACATAGGGCATCGTAAAGACTTCGTTGCGGGTGAACACGACGAGGGTGTTTCTCGTCACAACCAAGCCCGTGATGGGGGCTCGTGTGTCCAATTTGATGTCCGTCGCGACACCCGCATTCCAAATCGTCGGGTTAAGGACATCAGAGAAACGAACCCAGTGACGCTGCCGAACATTGGCAGCGTCCAACACATCGGCAGCGACGAGATGCCCAAAGTAACTGACGATGAACCGTGCCCCTTTCGGCGCTCCATTCGCCGTTAAGTAACTGATCGCACTCCCGTCCCACTTAGCGATGTAGTCAATCCCGTTGACGAAAAACAATGCGTTACCTTGCTGTGCCACTTGCCACCAAGACGACCCTGTGAAACCCGTCGCAGGCGTGATGTCCGTGACCGTTGTCCCATCGTAACTGAAGGCTTTTTGCTCCGTCAAAGCAAGGAACTTGTTGGCAACATCCAGATAAGCGACGCGCCGAACGACTTGCCCAACGGGAACGGAGAAAAAAAGGGCGGTTTGGAGGCGGGATTGAAGGAAGGGAAACAAGTCACAGTCCAATGCGCCCGCCAAAGCATCAGGTGGCATCTGCGTCTCTTGAAGGTCAGGCATCAACCCCTTAAATTCCTGCAGCGTCAAAGTCACCCACTCGCCCATCCCTCATCACCCCCATCACCCCGTTGCGGCAGCAGCAGGCGATGGGGCAGGCTGAGCGGGAGTGCCAACAGTCCGCATCGTGCGTGGTGCATCGGCAGTCTGTTCGGCGATGATGACTGCTTGAACGGCGCGTAGGGCATCTTCCGCAAGCGACTCAAACAATTGCACCTCATCGGGAGCAACCAAACGGCGTGCAATGATTCCTGCCGCCTTGAAGCGCAAGTAATCCGTCGCATTTTCGGTATACCAGTTAGAATCCGTGTCCTGCACCAAATCAGGCAGCCATGCTCGGTAGAAAAAGGACACAGAAGTTGCCGCACCTGGCGTCGGGAACAGATACAAGTTCATCCCCAGAATGGAATAGTTCGTCGGCGTCCCCTGGCTCGTCCCAAACGCTTTGACCATCAACTCAAAATCGCCCCGCAGCAATGGCTTCCCGCTCAAAACAATGGTAATGACTTCTCTGTAATCTCTCGGCAAAGCAACAGACTGCTGCCCAGCGGCGAAGTTTAGGGTCGTGGACTTTTCCAACACCCGTGCAGGTGCGATGCGTTGGACATGACGCAGGGCTTCGTTGATGGCTCGCGTGATAATGGCTTGTGTCTGATCTACGCCATTTGGGTCCGTCAAAACGGGACGCCCCAAAAGATCAAACACAAAGCTACGCAAATCCGCTAAAGTCGCCATAGATCATCCCTTCCTTCAGTAGCCGACTTTGCGCCGCCGACGCCCCATCTTCACCCGACGGACCTTTGTAGGACGCCGAAGGCGACGCACCTTCGGGAGGCGCACCCGCTTCTTCGCCAATGCCTGTCGTGGCATTACTTCTTGCCTCCTTTGCGCGAAGTCAGCCAAGTGCGGTAGTCGCTGTGCACCTTCGGCGCCATGTGCGACCCAATGTCACTGCCAACCCATTGCCCATCGGGCTTCATGGGACCAGCGGAACTACCGTTGTTGCGCTTAACGACCTTCTTTTGCGCCATCATTTAACCCTCCTTTTTCATTGTCCTCGTCGGATACTTCCCACTTTTGCGAACCTGCCAGGTTGCGTTCTCGGCAGGTTCATGATCTCGGCGTAGCCGGGATTGGGCGGGACGCTATCGTCGCGCTTTGGGCGCTGGCGCTGCTGTGACTGCTTCGGCTTGAGCCCCTTCATCGCCAACGGATTGCGCCTCATCGCTCTTCACCTTGCTTTTCGCTGCTAAGTAACTCTGCACATCGGTGTGCAAGTTGCCGTCATCGTCTTGCAGGAAAAACAGGGCGCCGAACTGTTGGTGGTTAAGGATGACCTGTGCTTGCTCGTCGTCGTCCAGTTCCAAGACACCGTTTTGAAACTGCCCAATCCCGGCGAACACATACTCAGGCCAGTAGTTGCAAACGAACCGCCACTTCGCCATCGTCAATCACTCCCGTTACTAACCAGAGCCAGCGTAGTTGGTGATGTTGGTGAAGTAGGCGTGCACGAGCCCTGTCCGAACTTCCAAACCACATTCGGCGATGAACAGATCCATACGGGCGTCCACATCCGGGGCTTGCACATTCTCCAGCAGACTCAAGTCACGACCCTCAAGGTAGCGATACACGAGGAACGGCGGGTCAACAATGAGCATGTTCCCGCTCAACTCGGGGGTCTTGGCGAACAGCGGGTGCCGAAGCAGATAGAGGGTGCCGTGGGCGGAAATGTATTCCGCAAGGCGCAAACCGTATGTTTGGTCGGTCGGGACGAGGTTGATGGTGCCCCGCAACTTCGCCATGCGAGTGACTGTCGTCAGGGCGCGGGGACCGCATAAAGCGAGTTTCTCGTTGTTACCGTAGGTGAAGATTTTTTCCAACGCTTCGTCCCATGCCTTTTCGGTCACACCCGCAGAAAAGTCAACGACATTGCCCGCTGGGATGAAGTAAAGCAATCCAGCAGTCGTCCGCAAGGGCTGCCCGTTGGCGTCCGTTGCCAGTTTCGGTTCGCCGAAAATGAACGCCCGCTCCATCTTGATGGCGATGCGACGGAGCGCACGGGCTCGGTCGTTCGCCAACGGGTCGCCCGTCCGCAACGCCGTCTTCATCGCAGTGCCCGTCAGAAAGATGGACTCTTTGAAGATTTGGCAGTAGTTGACGCGGGCGTTGGGGTTGAAGGAGATGGCGGTCGGTGCGCCCGTCCCTTCACCGTAAGCCGAACCGATGCACAACAACTTATCGCCAGCGTTGCCCGCAGCGGCGGCGGTCGTGCCGAAGGCACGGGTGACCGTGATTTGGTTCGCCGAGACATTGACCGCCGTCACCCGCATCTTTTCCAGCGTCCGCATGTTCATCAAAATGTCGCCAACCTTCACGACCGTCGCGTCGTTGATGGTGATCACGGTGTCGGTCGCCAGGAAGGCAGCGGACGCGGTGACGGCGTATTCGTGAATCTGCTCGTCAAACCAGTGGAAGTGGGGGTCACTGGTCGGTTCGCTGTCCAACTTGGACAGCAATGCGGTCAAAGGTGCATCGGCGCGAGCCTCTTCCACAAAGAGAATCATCTCACGCCAACTTTCTGGTCGCTCATCGGTTGACCAGGAACCTGTGCCTCGTAAGCCAAGAATCGCCATTGCATATCACCTCGCAAAAGGTTTGTTTAAACTTGCTTACGACCAAAACCCAAAGCAGCCAAAGTTTCGGCAACCCTCGCCCTCGTCGGGTCAACGGGTTCGCGAGAAGGCGGTGTGCCACGAACAACACCCGTCGGAGGCGTCTCATTCCCTCGCAACCGCTCTTGGACGCGTTGGACGATGACCGCTTCAATTTGCTGGGGGGTCAGGTTCGCAATTTGCGCGGGGTTTTGGAGCAGTTCCTGTGCCACTTGGTTGACCAAGTTAGAGTGGGGAATCAAGTCAGGGTGACGGACATAAAACTCCAACTCTGCCATCCGTGCCTGTAGGGCAAAAGTGGATTGCAACAAGGGGGAAGCGATGCGCTCCATTTGCTGACGGTAGTGTTGGTCAATGCGTTCCACGACTTGCTGGAGGGTTTGGCGAGGGTTCGTCAAAAACTGAAGGTCATCAATATCGGAGATGACCTGCTCCACCTGCAACGGCTGCCACCAGTCTTCTGTCTCTTCAGGGGCTTCCTCTTCTTCGGCAGCCGCCGGTTGGGCGGGGGGAACTTCTTTGTGTGTGGGCGGGATAGGTGTAGCACTGGCAGTTTCCTCCCTCGGTTGTTCCTGTGGGACAACCTCGGAAGGGGCTACTTCCGTCCCGCCCGACAGGCCCTGCTGTGATGGACCTTCCGCAGGCGCCGGGCTGGAGGATAACCCTGCCTGCCGACTATAGGCTTCTAAGAAACTCCGTAACTGTTCCTTTGACTGCTCCAACGATACTCCGCAGGGCCTTCAGTTACTTATTATAGCGCGCCTTTTCCTGCGTGTCAATAGCCGCGGGCAACCCAATCACCCAACGCAGGAGTTCAATAGCGCCGGCGATGCGGGCTGCCTTGATCGTGTCTCCCTGACAGGCGGCATGCTCTAATTCCCGCTGCAACGCTTCCAGACGAGCCTTCAACGCCGTCTCCATTTTTAGCCAGCACGGGTGCTTCAAAAACTCCTGCCACATCCCATCATGCCTCCGTCGGCGTCAGCGTCTCCATCCGCTCCGTCCCTGCCATCTCTTCCATCGGCTCTAACGGCGGTCGGACGCGCCGCTCCTTCGGCTCCATCTCGCCGGGCGGGACTTCCTCGCCTTCTGGCGCTTCGCCCGCCCCTGCCAGAAGGGCGCCCAAGGGCGACGCTTCCGCCACTGCCTCCTCCGTCGGCGTCTCCTCCTTCAGGAACTGGTCAATGTTGCGGACGCCCAACGCGCTGACCATGTAGCGGAAAATTTCCACGATGTCAAACCGTTCCGACAGGCTTGGCACTCGCCCGATTAACTCAAAGATTTGTAGCCACAAATCAGCGTTCTTTTGCGGGTCAAGCGGCGCCGTCCCATCGTGGAGCGGGAAGTAGTAGCGCCCTTGGATGTCTTCGGGCGATACTTCCACGACCGTTCCTGCCAATTTTGTCGCAGCCGGCAAACCCAAAAGTCGCACGGCAACGGGATGTGTTAGGAACTGCTGTAAGAGCGCCAACATCATTTCCGCCCAAGGGACAATCGCCGTCGCCGACAGCGTTTGCGCCAACATCTGGATGCGGTTCGCCCCCATCTGCGCTACATGCGCCGTCTCCGTCGCACTCCGCTTCGTCGCCGGGAACATGCCCAACAAGATGTCCGACGAACCGCTCAACCGTTGCATGTGATCAAGCAAAATCTCAAGGGTGTTCAAATGTTGGCTCGTGTAAAGTTGGACGGGGAATTGGTAAAGGGCATCGGCAGGGGAAGTCCCATAGGCTTCGGGACGCAGCGGGATGACTTGCCCGGGTCGCCACTCCTGCAAGTCACGCGGGTCAATGCGGGACGGGTCAAAGATCAGCACCTCGTTGAGCACCTTCTCAATGTTGTCCAAGTGACTGTTAATGAGCCAAGTGCACAAGTCTTGTAGGGGTTGGAGCAACTCAATTAGCCCGACGGGATCGTTGGCGTGAGCGTCCAGCAAGTAAAGCCCGACGACGAAGGGGAATTTGTCGTGATGATAGGGCGACGGTTCGGCACGGATGACTTTGGAGCGGTTGGCGACGGTGATCACCCACAGTTCCACATCGTCGCTGTCCGATAACCCATATTGGCTCGGCACGATCCGAGCCCAAAGTTCGTGCACCATGACCATTCCATATTGCTTCATGTCTTCAGGCTTGGTCGGCAGCCATTCGGGGACGCCGATGATGCTAAAGGGCGGTCGGCTCTTCAGGTCTTCCAAAGCGCTGGTCGTGAACGGCGGGATGTCGTCCACGAACAGGTAAACGCCCTGCTTTTCCTTCTCCCTCAACCACCACCAAGGCACATAAAGCAGATGCCCACAAAATTGCCCTTCCTGAAAGCGATCTAACGGGACGCGGGGGTCAGGGAAGAAACTGAACGGGTCAACATTGATGGTGCGGGGTCCTTCATAGGTCACGGCGTAATCTTCAACAACGCCTAAGTCCAAATCGCCGATGACGAACCGCTGACGCTTCTTTTCAACCCGCCTCTCCCAGACGCATTTGAGAATCCCGATGCCATAACGCAAAACATCCAACAAAAACATGTCCAGCACCTTAATCCCGCCTTGCAGACGGAAGTAGTAGTCCAACAGGGCTTCCACCAGGCGGGCTTGTTGCTCGTTCGCGCCGTCCAATGGGCGGGCTTCAAAGATGGGGTAACGGGTCGTGAAGACCGCAAGGAGGAAGGCTTTGATGGATTGAACGATGGCGTAGGTGAAGGGGGCAACGACGCGGTTCTCAAAAGCGAACAACTTCTGGTCTTGCGACATGAACTTCTCGCTTTCCGAGACGACCAACTTCCAACGCCGTTCCGCCGCCTGCCACGCCTCATAGCGGTTAGACCAGACATTGGCGGACAGGTTGAAGGCATGCGTGACAAGGCGGATCAAATCTCGCTGAACATCGTCGTCCTGTAGGGCTCGGCGCACTTGCTCGTCCATACACGATCACAGGGCCTCAACAAAAAGTGTAACACAAAAACGGGTGGTAGGAGGCACCCTACCACCCGTCATGCTGGATAATCGGGAAACGCCGACGGGATGATTCACGCAAATCCGCCGACGATCTCGCTACCCGCCAGGGTTCACGCGCCATTGGCAGGTTCCGTCGCAGGTTAGATTCACGCCCCCGCCAAGGGTCACGCGCCTTTACAGATTCACGCGCATGGTTGCGGTCGCGTTGGCGTCTTGGTTCACGCCGCTTATCCAGATGGCGCCTCTCTCTGGGTTCACGCTGTTTCCAATCGGTCTCGTGCGCCCCTTGATTCACGCCCTATCGCCAGGGCACGCACCAATGGTGGTTCACGCAGCGTCGGTTCGGTCATGTTGGTGTCTTGATTCACGCCCCAAACATGGGTCGCGCCGATGATATGGTTCACGCGCTAATTATGGAATGCGCCGATCCTATGGTTCACGCAAATGCCTAAGGATACGCAGCAACTTTGATTCACGCGCCGTTGGTCGGCCCCGCCGCAAATGAGGTTCACACCAGCATAAATAGGTCTCGCTTGTTTCTTGGTTCACGCGCGTTTTCGCTTTGGGTTTCCCTGCGCGACCGTCTCCGTCATCTTCCGCACCAGTGCCGTTGCCTCCTCCCTCACCTCCTCGTCGGGTTCTTTGTCCAGCAAGGGAAGGACTTTCTCTATGGCTGCGACCACTTCATCACGACGCACGAAGGGATGTAACGCCATTTCGGCAGGGATTTTAATGGCATGTCCGTCGTATTCAATCGGATAGGGTTCGCGGACAGGTAACCCTTGCGTTCTCCGACAGACTTCCCACAAGTGCGAAAGAAAGAGTCGTGCCGTGCGCAACACCGCCGCCAGATGCCGATGCATGTCCGTCCATTCGGGATGTTTACGCAAAAACTTCTTGCGACTGAGGTAGTAGAATTCGCCGTAAAGGTTTGGGGTTTTCGGGTAGGCTTTCAGGACATTGCCGATGATGATATAGAGTTGCGACTTAGCAATGGCATTGTAGGGGCGCTTCTGTCCTTTGCTTGGCTTCTCCACCTTCCCGTCCACGACGGCAACGCCGCAGTGACGAGCGAAGGAACTGAACAACGGGCGTGCCGCCGGGTTGCCCACTAACCCCAACAACTTCCCCAAACTCAACGCCCCCACGCCCGGCACATGGCGCGCCCATTCGCGCCATTCAGGAAGTTCCGCCACTGTCGCTTCAATGCGCCCTTCCGCTTCCAACCGCAACGCTTCTAAGGCGAGTCGCAAAGTCTCCAGTGCTTTGTCCATCTTAGGACGCAAAGCGGAAAGGGACGGAGATTGATCAAAGCGGCGCATCGCTTGCTGCTGCGTGACGACAAAGCGCCAAAGGCGCGTCCAAAGGTGCAGCCCGTCATAGGGCACTTCCCACAAGAGTTGACGATCAACCCGCTGCTCTTGCAGCATTTCCTGAAGCGTCAGCATCATCGCGCCCCTCCTTTCACCAGTTGATTTGCTCGTAATACGCCCGCGTATCCTGCGCCGTGACCTTAGTGTAAATGAGGGTGTTTCGGATGTCGGCATGCCCCAACCACTCGTTCAGCACCACCAAGGGCACGCCACTCAACACGCAATGGACAGCAAAGGAATGGCGGAAGGTGTGGGGATGAGCACGGTCATCATACAGTTCCGCCAGTTTGCAGGATTTTTCCACCGCATCAAAGACTGCCTGGCGCGTCACGGGGAACAAGCGTTGATGGGGCAGGATACAGAACTCCTCAATGTAGGAACGCACCCAATAAAGCAGGTCGTCGGCAATGGGAATAATCCGCGTCGGGCGCCCGCGTCGTTTCAAAGTCGGGACGACAACCACCTTCGTGTAAAAGTCAAAGTGCGAGGGCGTCAGGGATAACGCCTCGGACACCCGCATCCCCGTCCGCCACAGGAGTTCAAACAACAGGCGATAGCGGTCATCATGAGTGACCGCAATGATCCGCCGAACCTCATCCGCCGTCCAATACTTCGGCAACTTTTTGTTGCCCAGATAGAACGGCTGAATCCCCCGAACGGCAGCGACCTTCATCAACTGCATCGTCGGTCACCTCCGTGAAGGATTTTCCACCAGTGCGCCCAAAGCCAACCAACCCCAACGACGACCAACACATCCAGGCTATTGAAGCCGACGAGGTGTGGACGCAAGTGCCAGATCGCCCCGATCGTCCCAAAGACCGTCAGAGCGGTGAAAAAAAGAAGCGTCCCGTCGGGGCGGAGGCGGTGAAGGTGCGATGGCTGGGAGGTGGGCGTGCGGACGGTCAACAGCCCTTCGGACGACCCCAACGGGACGGGGCAAGAGGAGGGTGACGACCATGCGGCGTGAGGTGGCAGTGCTCCATCGTCCATCGCATAAAGGTCGTCTACGAAACACGACGGCGAGTTGTTCGTCCGTTCAAACGCCGTCTCAATCAACGGGGGACGGCGCAACACTTCTTGACAAGTGCTACACAGGGCAAGTTCTTGTTCACTGCGCAACAATAAAGTCTGCCCACAGCGTTTGCAACGCATCCGTTCATCCCTCCTTGAGGCGGAAGTTAGAGACGCACCAGAACCAGCGGGTTTCCCCTGCTTGGGGATGTTGCCCACAGGGGCACAGAACGCGGGTCACGGTCGCGTAAATGCGAGGTATTCGTCGTTCAGGGTAATCCCCCGTTCTCTCTAAGCCATCCTCGGTCTTGAGGACTTTCGCTTCCCAGGCAGGTCGTCCTTCTACGATAAAATGAACCGTGTCGCCTTCCTTGAAAGGGCAGGAGATCTTTCTGGTCATCCTTTTTCACCTCCGTTGTTGGGTAGGAGAGGGATGGCGCCCCTCTCCTACCCACGACCGCTTAAGGGATGGTCAACTTCTAAACGCTCCTTCCGCACGGATGCGGGCTTTGATTTGCTCTACTTTTTCCGCATCCATCACCCGAAAGCGGATATCCCAGTTCCCCAGCCAACCCTCCACGATGGCGACTTCGTATTTATCCTCGGCGATGCGTCGGACGAAGAAATGGGTTCGGCTATCCAGGATGTCCGCACTGCCTAACTCCTCAAAGCCGTAGGTTTGCAAATGTTCCCGAACTTCCGCAAGGCTGTTCATGACCCACTCCCCTCCTTTGCCTTTGCCAACACCTCAAGGGCGTTGGCAAGTTGGGATTTCGTCTTCACGACCTCTGTCAGCGACTTAACACCAAAGAGGTCGTGAACTTCCTCAGGCTTCCAACCGATCCGCTTCACTTGCGCCCAGAATTTCGCCCAGTCTTGGGGGGTAACGGGTTCATCAGCGGGCGTGGTCTCTTCCTCTTCTGCCATCTCCGGCTCATATCCCGCCAACCCGACGACGAAACTCAGAACTTGCCATAAAGCCCTCCGCATCGCCCTCGTTTGCGCCGTCGCCATGACGACTTGATCGCTTTTGTCTTCCCCGAAGCGGGGCTTGTAGCCGAGGAATTTGCCCCGCTTCAACTTGCCATCAGGCGTGCGAATCTTCTCATACTCAGGCATCAGTTCGTTTCGGTCAGCACGGGCTTCCGCTCGGGTAATTTCGTCCCCAAAGCGGTTTTTCACGACAGCAACAGCGTGGAAGCCAATAACCCGACCTTCCGCGTCCCGCAGTTCCCGAATTTCCGTGACCACGGGGTAAAGCCCGAAGAAGGTGGCGCACAGTTGCCATGCGGGGAACGCCAAAAATTCTCGCCCCTCAATGGAAATCACCCAGTCAGGGCGGTGTTTCACGATGTCCATCAGTTGCTCCGCCGCCTCTTTCGCCAGCCGAATCGTGTCCTTCGGGCTTCTCACCAACTCCAACGCCCGCTCCGTTTCCACGACCCGCCGTGCCAGTTGGAGTTTTGCGTCCACCTCCCTCGCAATTTCCTCCCGCACCCGTTCCCACTCACCATACACCTCCTCCTCTTGGGGAACGACCTGCGCTTCGTGCACTTCTTCCCGCTGCGGTTGCGACTTCTCCTCAAATAGCATCGTCATTCACCTCCGGTTGCAGTTTTGCGATCAGTTCCTCAATCGCCTCCCGAAGTTCGTCGGTCATTTGCCCATTTGACCGACGATACGCCTCGGCGACCTTTGCTGCCTTCTCCTTCCACTTCCCCAAGTCCCAGAGCGCCTCTTCAAGGTAGCCACAAACATCACGAACTTCTCGCCGATACTGCTGACGAAGTTGCTCCATCTCGTCATAGTGCCTTCGCTGTGCTTCGTAGTATTCGCTTTCCCAGTCCCGTTCAAACATCACAAGTCACCTCCTCAGGCGGTTCTGGTTTCAACTCTGCACCCCACGAACGAGGGTGCAGGAAATACTGCCGACCGTCCACGACGACGAATTCGTGCATCGTGACGGGATCACGATGCACGACGACCCACTCCGTCTTGACCGGATGCTCAAACAACAACAGGGCGTTAACGAGAATTTTCGCGACGTCCTGGTTACTGCACAACAGGAAGCGGGGATTGTCGTGGCGGTCACGGGTTTTGATCACGATCGGCATCGCTATCACCTCCGACAGGGACAGACGGTTTCAGGAAGTTGAACAGCGCCTCAAGGGGGACATCGTCGCGGTCAAAGTCATGGACGAACCCGTCCGCCCCATAAAAGCAAACGGTGTCGTCCTTGACGGTGATCCGAACGACTTGCGACAGGTTAAGGAAGTGGAACTGCCCTCGCTTATCCCGAAACAGGAGGAACACGCCCATCCTCCCTCGCCTCCTTTTTGCGCTGGCGGTAACGGCGCACGGCAGCGGTATTACGGCAACGACGGGAGCAATAGACCTGCGTGGTGAGCGAGGTGTAGAAGGGGAGAGCACAGACGGGGCACACCCGCAGAAACTTCGGCAACTTCACAACATCTGTCAATTTCCCTTTGTTGACCGAGCCCGGTATACTGACAGCCGTCGTATACTTCGCCATTTCAACTCCACCTCCGCCCCCTATTATAACACGGGTCAGCGTCCAAGTCAACCCCTATACATACCCGAACCGTGTAAATAACCTGCCTCTTTACAAGCCACCAACCTCGTGTTATCATAGACGGCGGAGGTGAGACGGATGACCCTTTACAGCACCCGATGGGCGTCGTTCATCCGCAGCAAACGGACACGCCTCAATTTGACGATTGTGGAATTTGCGGTGGCAACCGGTGTCCACTTCCAATACATCATCCAAATGGAGAAGGGCCGCGTCCCGACATGGGAAACGGTCAGGGCAATGGTGGAAAGCCTGAAAAAGCGCTTCCCCGAAGAGGACATCCACGAGTGGTTCAAGCAGTGGGCGAATGCCCACCTGGAGGACATGAACCTGACGATTGAGGAAATCTGCCATCCGGACACCAAAGCCCCCAGTCTTCTGCCACCAGAACTGGAAACCTCCTTGCGCAAGATCATGACCAACCGCAAAATCTATCCCGTCGCCGTGAAAGTCCTGAGTGCGTTGGCGGAGGGTTGAAAATGCGCAAAGAACTCTATCGGTTCCTGACTATCGTCGCATTGTTGGCAGCACTGGTGACAATCAGGCTATTCCGCTACAATTACCGCTTTACTGACGGGACATGGTGGTGTGTTGACAGAATAAGCGGTCGCGTTTGGTATCTCAACACATTCGCAAATCAATGGGAGGAGGTGACAAAAAAAGAGGTGCGGGAGTCCGCACCTTGAGCCCTCACCGTGCCACGCTATTTAGTTTTTGGACACAGAGTGACTTAAAAGCGGTCACTTTCAATTTTAGCAGCGCTTTTCAACAAGCCGTTACGATCTCTGCCTTCGCAAATTTCGTCGCAACTTCCTCAACGGGCTCGTCAACATAGAAAGACTGATACTTGCCTGATCTGTAATTGACTTCCACACGAGTGACTTCCTTTTGGAGTTTAGGGTGAACTGCTGGGCAAGCAAAAAAGCTCATGACATCAAGTGTTTGAACGAACGCATAGCCTTCCTCCGCTAACTTGAACTTAACGAACATCGTCCATCGCCTCCTTCACAACGGTCTAAACGCACCTAAGATGCGCTTCAGCCTGAACGCCCGGTTCAGGGTTGGCACGATCGGATGCAAAACGCCAAAGGGCGCAAAGACATCCAATGCATAACGCAATGCGTCCACCAAGTGGTCAAAGTAGCCATCTTTAACGATCTCTCCCTGCTCGTCCCGCCGATAGCCACCTTCAAAAGCTTTGATCAGGATGCGGCACTTGGGCGACAGGAGCAATTTGTTCAACCGCAGCAAGCCCGCAATGTTCTGGATGCTGTTTTCCAGGGGCATCCGCTTCATCCGCAAGGCAATCTGGTAACGCTGCCTCAGATGGACATCAATCGCTTCTCCCCTATCCGACCTCGCTGTCGCCGCATAAGGGTCGCCGCAGTAGAACACGATCTCCGCCTTCGGGAAGTAGGCTTGCGTCCGATCTCGCACAATCTCAATGAAGTCGTCCAACAACAAATCCGTCCCCAGAAATTCGTCCAAGATGTGCACCCGTCGCCCAACAGGGTCGTCCGGTTCGCCGACGACCTGAAGCCAGACGGCAGCGGGATGACGGTAGCCGAAGTCCATGCCGATGACGAGGGCATAGCGGGAGTCAAATTCAATTTGACCGACATGCACACGCTTGTCAAACATCGGGAACGCTCGCTGACCGACGGGCACGAAGCCCCACTCGCCCTTCACATAGCGGTCAATCTCCTCCGTCGTCAAGGTCTGAAGCAAGAGTTTACGAAACTCAGGTGGCAGGTGCGGGTTGTCGTCCAGGGTGGTGTAAGTGACCTTTGCGCCCTCCAGCGGCTCAATCCCACGCTCTGGGTCGCCGACGAACATTTCATAAATCCAGTGATCTTCAGGGACGGGGTTGGCAGTCGCAAAGAGGTGGCGGCGTTCGGGAGGCACATGGGGCAGGCGCAAGCGGGTCAATTGGAAAGTAAAAACTTCACGGGGAATGTCTTCAAGTTGGTCAATGGCGATGAAGCCCAAGTTGCGCCCCTTCGTGCGCCGCAGGGTCTTTACCGTGTCGCCCAAACCCGATAGATAGAGGACGGAGTTCGTGCTGGGGAAGTGGATGAAGCGGTAGCGCTTGTAGTGCGTGTAAGGGATGCGGGCGGTCTCCAACTCAATCAGCAAGTCTTCCAGCACCGTGTCCCGCAAGTCTTCGTAAGTCATCCGAGCCAACATTCCTCGGTTGTTTTTGACCATCAAGCAGTCGTCAATGACCTGCCAGATGAGGGCTGTCGTCTTCCCCGCCCCCGTCGCCCCCATAAAGAGAACGATAGGATATTGCAGGCACGCTTGATGAAACGCCTTTTGAACAGGTGTCGGTTCGTAGGACATCCAAATCACCTCAACTCCCAAAAGGAGCATCAGCAGCCCATACAATATCAGACAAACGAATCTCTATTCCCCGAGGGCATGGTGGTAATTCTTTCGGATTTTCTGCCCAACCGCGCACACTGTCTATGCGCAAAGTTATCCAGTCACCATGAATATCCTCTACACATTCAAAGAACAAAATCATACCATTTCGCAACCCAACAGCATAACAGAATGGGTCTCCCATTGCTTTTAGTATCGCCGGTGGATACAAAAGCACACATGATGAACATAAAGGAAAGGGAGGGACATCAAATTTTGAAGCAGGAAGTAAGTCCGTGTAATAAAATTGCCCACAACGCTTACAAGTCAAGCGAACAAACTTATCGTTTCTGTCCATCAACACTCCCCCCCTTTGGTAGTTTCATAAATCAATTTTAGAATTTTTAGTGTGTTTGCGGCAGAAAACAAACGGCAAGCATCTTCCACATCTATTGATTCAGACCAACCTTTAATAAATACTGGATCTTTTAATCGCTTGCGTTTAGACACCCTTCCTCCCCTCCTTCAGGCAACTCAGGTGGCGTCGTCGGCAAGTCAATGACTTGCCCTGTCACTGGTGACCGATAGGGCAGGCGCTGTTGGATCGTCACGGAGACTTGCGGCTGCGAGCCCTTGCGATACTTGCGGTCATAGCCACGCAAAATTTGCATGGCAAGATCCATATCGTCACTCGCAAGGGCATATTCCAAGACCCGCTTGCGCAACGCCTCAATCTGGCGCTGCCAGTATTCGTCCGTCAACTCCAACGGCTCCAGAAAGGCTGCCCGCAGCGAAGCGATGACCTTCATCGCCGGCCCTATCTCAGGCACGATCTTGTGCATCTCCTTCTCGCTCAAGAAGTGCCGCTGGGCGATCGCCAGCCCCTCGTCCCGAAACTGATACATCAGTGCCCCCACGACTAAGGCCTTCCCAAGCACGCCCATGCTGCCGAGCGAGTTCTTTATGTCTTCCCAGATCGTCCCAAATCTTCGCCGCAAGTTCAATCGCCTCCCAGTGGATTTTCTGCAACCGCAGCAAAATCTCTGAACCTTTGGGATGCTTGTTGAAACCTTTGTGCTCAATCCATTGGTGCAAGGGCATCGGCGGGCAATTTTTCAGGCACTTGGACCGAGGGTAAATCCCGACGAGGCGGGCAACCGCCGTCCGAGACAGTTTGGGCATCCCGTCCGCATCCACCTTGCGGTAATCAATCCCGTGATCCAGCAACACACGGCGCAACGCGAGGGCGTAAATGGCGTCATAGGAGATCACGACCGTCACGGCGGGGAAGGGGCGTTTCCGCCAACGCGGGCTGATCCCCCAGCGCTTCTCCAGCCACTTCCACAAGCCGAGTAACGGCACTTCCATCGTATAGCCATAGCCCATGAAAACCACCCGTGTTATAATTATAGCGCCAGTATCGCAGCGGCGCAATGCAAAATAGGTGGTCGCGATGAAACGCTATCGGAAGGGCGCCGACAAGGAGCGGCGGTTGAAAAAGAAGTTGGAGAAAGAGGGCTATTGGGTCGTGCGGGCAGCGGGGAGCAAAGGGGTTGCCGACCTCGTTGCCATCAAGGACGGTCGCCCCTACCTCATCCAAGTCAAGCACGAACGCATCGCCCGCAAAGAAGCCCAACAACTCAAGGCGATCGCCGACGCCTGCGGCGCTGTCCCTGTCCTCGCCCTCTGGAAGCGCAAACTTCGCCGTTTCCTACTCCTGGACTTGCGAGAGGGGGAAAGCCACGATGAGACGGGAACCACCACCCAACCTACCGTTGACGCAACTCCTGACCCAGACGCACAGCCACCAGATCATCCCTGTGGAACAGAAGGTCTTGGGGTTTCTGATTGATCCCGACTGGGGCGGTCCAAGCGCCGTCAACTATGTCCTCGCCTATGGGATCACGCCCGACGATTTCTACTACACCGAACACCAACGCCTTTTCCAAGTCTTAGTGGAATTGACGAAACGCAACGCCCAGTTTCACAAAGACTTTGACCTTACCAACCCCTACCCGTCCATCATCCACCTCTACGACAAGATGTTCGCGGGTGCTGAACCCCTTCCCGAAGCCACGACTGCAGGGCTGAAGCAATATCTTCTCTACCTCCAAAGCCAAATCGTCTCCCACGATGTCTTCTTTGACCAGGTGAAACTCCTCAAACAGTCCGCCAGTGACCGAAAATTGTTAGAAGCCCTTGTCAAAGTGATTTATCATTACCAGCAAACGGGCGAGTGGGACGGCGCCCTGAACCAAGTCGCCCAAGCCTTGCTGCCCGCCTTGGAAGTCTCCTTAGAACGCGTCCTCGGCTTAGAGGAACTCGCCCAATTCCCCGTCAGCGCCGATTTCCTTTGGGAACCCTTCCTGCGCACAGACGGGATCGCCCTGTTGGTCGGTCCTGCGGGCGTCGGGAAATCCCTCCTTGCCCTTTGGCTCGCCCTCCAAATCTGCCAGGGCAATCCCGTCTTTGAGGGCAAAACCACCCCCACGACCGTCCTCTATGTGGACGCGGAAACGAACGAACTCGTCACCAAAGCCCGCGTCGCCAAACTCACTCAAGTCACCTCCCTCCCCTTCTTCTATGTCGCCTTCAACGGCGACCTCTTCCACCTCGCCAACTACGCTGCCTTCGTCCATTACTTGCAACAAGTTCAACCAGGCTTGGTCATCTTGGACAGCCTCATCCGCTTCCACACCTTAGACGAAAACAAAGCCAGCGATATGAAACGCCTCGCCATCTTCTTCCGCGAACTCATCGCCCGCTTCCACTGCGCCTTCCTCCTCATCCATCACACCCGCAAAACAACCCCCTTCGGCACCGTCAGCGATGTCATCCGAGGCAGCACCGAACTACGCGCCTTCCCCGATACCGTCCTCATCCTCAAACGCGCCAGAGGGTCAAAAGAGATGGTCATTGACATAGATAAGTGCCGAGATAGCCACGAACTCAATCAAGCCCGCTTTAAAATCCGCCTCAACACCAGCGGCGACCTATGGACTTACGAATTCTTGGGCTTCACCGAGGAGATTGAAACAAGGATAGAAGACGCGATGAAACTCATCACGCAAATCCTTGAGACCGAACCGCTGTCCCGCAAAGACCTCATCGCCCGCTTGCGCAGCGAAGGCATCAGTCAGAGAACGACCGATAGAGCCCTCGCCGAACTCAAGGCGCTGGGCAAAGTTGTCAGCCAACGCCTCGGTCGGCAAACGATTTACCGCCTCCCGACCGAGCCGACCGAGGCAAACCAACAAACCCTCCTTTGATCCCCCTCTCGCGCCCGCTGGGGTCGCGCCCGCTGGGGTTGCCCCCGCATCGGTCGCCCGCCCTCGCCCCAGCGGGCTTTTGCTTCAATCCCACCTGCCTCACGATTGTTGCCACCATTGCCACCTTTGCCAACTTTGCCAACAATATGCTTGGCAACATTGGCAAAAGTCCGGATAAAGATTGTTGTCAGCGAGTGGTTGGCAATGGCAAATGTCACGGCGGGTTCGGGCGTTGAGGCTTGAGGCGTCTGCGATTGCGGTGCGGCGACGCAATTTTGACCTTTTTGACCTTAACCTTCTGGCTTCACACGGTAGGGGAAACGGGAAGCGGCTGGCTTTGCGGCAAGGTGCGGCAAGTGTCTTTTGGCGTGCAAAACAAGGCGAAAGTGGCTTGACAAAAGGCGCATTTTGTCAAACGCACGGTCGCAAAATTTTCAGAACAACTTGACGCAAGACAGAATGAGTGTAATATTGTCAAGGTTGCGCTGGCTGGATTTAGACGGCAAGGTATGCTAAACTTGTGGCGGAGGTGTCGGACATGGAACGCGAACGCGACGAACAGCACGAACAGGCAATGGCGCTGGTGCTGACGATTTTGGCGCGAAAGGAAGTGCGTAAGTGTGTGGAGTGTGGCGCGGAGTTCATCGTGCTTTATCGGCATCAAGCCTATTGTTCTGCGCGTTGTCGTCGTCGTCGGGGTATGCGGGAGTATTACAGGCGTAAGCGTTTAAGCAGTTCAGAAATTGACGCAGATCAATGACAGGGGTTGCGTTTTAGAGAGGCTTGTGTTATAAATGTTGGCGGAGACGAGAAACCGCTCCCCGAACCCACCCCAGCAGAGGGTGGGCGGGAACGAAGGAGGTGTCGGCAATGACGGAAAAGGTGGTCAACATCAACATTAATGCTGAGAAATTCGCAGAGTGGGTTATCCAGCACGAGCGTAGCATTGAACGATACGCTCGTGCTGGTCACTACACCCTGTCACCAGTCGCGATGTATTTAACATCGCGACTGGGGGACGGACGAATTGTCGCCCGCTATCACCGTGAAATCAACGCCTTTTCGTTCGGGGGCGCGCTTCACCCCGCCTCCGACTGGGTGCAGAACTTCGAAGGTAGCCTAACCTGGCGCGCTGGCGGGGAAGGAAAACCCGTCAGCGTGGACATGGTGTTGGAGTCGTTGGCGGACGCGCTTTGGCTTGAGGTCATCAAAACGAGCGTTTGCCAGCATCAACGCTCCTGACCCGCTTATGGGGCGCGGGCTCTTTTGGGCTCGCGCCCCGCTGCCATTCTCCCGACCCGTCCTCATGACGGGCGGGACAGAAGGAGGGATGTAAGATGCCTAAATGGAGCAAGCCGATAAGCCTAATGCGAGTGGGCGATGTCGTGGAGAAAACGACGTATATCTGGAACCCGATCGCCCGCTGGATGCTGGGCGATTGGGAGGAGGTCGGAAAACAAGCGTATCGGGTGGTCGCTGAGTTCGACATATTTGATCGCGACTACCCGAGGAAAGTCGCCGAGATTAAATTCCAAAACGAGAACGCTGAGGTTATCGGCCACGAACGGCGAATCCTGGTGTTGGTTCCAGAGGGACCATTCATCCCGAAATCCTGATTTTCGCACGGCGCGGGGTTTTGCGCCCCGCGCCGAATCCTTGAAGGAGGTGTTAGTCATGACGCGCGTCCCTGTATTACAGTATCCAAATCTTCGTGCCTTGCTCGCCGACGTGCGAGCAAGGCGGATTCTGGAAAAGGGAGGGCTTGCGGTAGTAGGGTTTGAGGATGAAATCATTAAGCGAGGGGTGGTTATCGTGGAGCGGTGGATTGTAGAGAACGGAAGGGGGGAGCAAGCGTGGATGTTAGATGCCCCAATTCCAGTCGCACAACTGGAATTGGGGTGGAAGGAGTGGGCGGGGTTCAGGGAGAGGAGGCGTATGTATGTCGTTGAATTGGATGATGTTTCCGTTCGTCTCCGCCTCCGCCACCGTCGGTGGGCGGAGATTGAGTGGGTGCAACGCTTCCGCACGGAGGAGGTGAAGGTGGAAGTTTATTTTGACGGCGACTGTCGGTTGGAGACAGTCGCCGAGTATGACGAAGACTGACTAACGATTGTTGCCCGAGCCTCGCCCGCCCAGCCCCGCCCTTTCGGGCGGGGTTTTTCTTTTTTGCTATCGCAGCACGCCTTCCGCGATTTCGTAGCCCATCCCTACCAGTTTCGCTGCGTCAAACGCCCTTAGATGCCCGTCGTTGCGCCAGCATTTGCCCGCGAGCCGAATCGCGTTGACCGTTTCCTCGCACGCTCGCACGGCGTCGCTCAATCGCTCCCGTGCTGCGCTGACCTCGCAGATGATCCCGTCCAGACCTGCCGTGACCATCTTCCCGCTCTGCTGGTCAACTTTCACATCAAGCAACCAGACCGTCGCGAGTGTCAGGTCAGGGACGATGATTTGTTCACCTGCTGCGACTTCCTTCAGTTCCGCACCGACCAACTCGCCTGTCCCGCGCTTGAAGCCAACTTCAATCCCGACTTTGTTCAACGCTTCTGCGATCGCTTTCACATCCTCGCCCCGCCGCTCCAACTGCTTCAACCGCTCCGTGAGGTCGCCGACAATGTAGTCTGTGAATGGTGATGGAGGCAGATAGACCCTGATGGCGTAAGCGACTTCATCGGTTCTAAACGGGAGCGTGGGCGACTGACCGGCAGCGGCTTCAATGAGAAGGGCGCTGATGTCGTCATCGGCGAGTTCCAAGAGGGCGTAGATCGCGTTGTAGCCGTATCGGGGCGTCCACTCCAATCCCCAAACGCCGTTCTCGTTCACAATGGTGTTTAGGTCAATGGGACCGCTGTAGCCCCACTCAGACAACAGTTCCGCCATTTTTCCGATGCCTTCCTGCACGATGCGGGGTTGCTCGGCTTCATAGCACCAAACGATGCTGGTCATGCAACCCGTGTTCGGACCAAGATCACCACTGAGGTAGCGTTTGGTCTCCAGGGTCGCGTTGGCAGGGTAAAGGATTTCGCCGTTACGAACCCAAACCTCCGTGCTGATTTCCACGCCGTCCACGAATTGCTGCACGACGAACCTCGTCCCTTCCGCCTCGCTCAGCAAACTGTCCAATGCGTCTGTTACCTCGTCGGCAGTGCCGATGACCGTTGACCTTGGTGCGTTGTCGCCCTCAAACTTGACGACCCAACGGGAGATTTGCGGGTGCTGTCGCATGAATTGCTGCGCTTCTGCGACAGTGGACAAGGCTGGCGATGTCAGTGGGATTTGGATGCCCGCCCGCTGCATGACCTGAAGCCCGAAGGCTCGTTGCTGTTCTAACTTGTCGGCGATGCGGCTTGCGCCAAAGACGGGCAGCCCGTGCTGGCGCAGTTCGTCGGCAAGGTCGCCCATCCCGATGTGGTCAATGATCACGGCATCGGGCTCATAGTCCAACTTCTCAAACGCTGCCTGAAGCGTGTCTGGCATTTCGTCGTCGTCCAACAAGCCCCGATAGAGCCCGATTGCACGAGCCCGCGCCGACTTGACCCAGATCGCCACCTCATTGCCTTCCTCTTTGCAGCGTCTTGCTATCGGCAGAAAGTCGCCTGCACTACTGATGAACAGCAACCTTGCCATTTGAGCGCACCTCCAAGTCCAAGCCGAACGACCAAGTGATGGGATACTTGTCGCTGACGCCGAATAGCCACCAACGATTGATGCCTTGAAGCCCAAAGTTTTCCAGCGCCCAAGTGTCGTGCTGAACGGCCGTCCCGTTGAGCAGGACGATGATGTCGTTGAAGTCCATGCGCCCAAACTGGTGAAAGTGACCGTGCAGCAAGACCCGCCACCGCTCCTTGAACGCTGACCGCCAAGTCAGCGCCCTTGTCCGAACGCTGTAGAACGGGACGCCCAAAACCGTTCGTGCCCGATGTCCGTGATGTAGCAAAAACCAGTGTTGACGCACTTGCACTAACTTCAGCCAAAACAGGCTCGTCTCTTTCAAAATCCCTTGTTCGTCAACGGTCGGCGCGTTGAAGTCGCAGAAAACCCGCTTGCCCCACTTCGCTTTTACCAACGCCTCAAGTTGCTGATAGCAAACAATATCCCAGTTCGCCGCTTCCGCTGCGTTTTTCCCTGCCCGTCCGTGATTGCCTGCGACGCCGACCAGACGAACGACGGGCGCAACGGCAAGGCTCGCTTCCACGATGGGCAAAAACAGCCTCGCTGCGACCGTCGCTTGCGCCAACACATTCGGGATGTCTTGAACGGTCGCCTGCCCTGGGAAAATCTCGCTGCCGTCCAGCACATCGCCGAGAAAGCAAATCACCACCTCGTCCCACCGATAACCGTCTTGCACGAGTTCGGCGATGCGAACGATCTTCTTCGCAACTTCGTCTAACACTTTTTGCGCGACGCGCATGTCGTAACTGGGCGTCTTCTTGCCGACATGCACATCGCTGATGACCAGCACAGCGCTCTCGCGCTGCTTCATGCCTACCGTCTCCTTCGTCGTGTTCGTCGTCGTTTCCGCCTTCCCGCACGACCCAATCCGTGTTTGCCATAAGCGATGGCGGCTGCCTGTTTGAGGGCTTGCTCTTTCGTCCTCGGACGGTAGGTCGCACGGGAAGTCGTCATTTTCCTCGTCCTTTTCCACTCCCGCATCAGTTTCTGGATTTCGCGCGAAACTGCTTGCTGGACATTGTGCCGTGCCATTTCACTCACCTCGCGTCGCCTGCAAGAGTTGGAAAAGCGTTTGGGCAATAGGTGAATTTTCAATGTCTTTCTTGGCAACTCCTGTCAGCAATTGTTGAATGTCCGTGCCTTGCAAGCGTTGGATGTGGGCGTCAATCTGGCGTTGGTCGCCACCAAGTTCATGGAAGCGGGCAAGCCACTCGTTAAGCCGCTGGCTTTCCTCTGGCGTCAATCCTTCCCGCCAACCCTTCACGACCAACCCCGCAATCAAACTCGCCAGTTGCTGTCGTTCCGCTGCCCGCTCTTGCGCGACTTCTCTCAATTCACGCTGCAAGTTTCTGATTGTGCTGACGCGTTCGGGCAAAAAGCCAAGCGCTAACGGGATTGTCGTCCAAGCATCCACCTGCGTCAGCACAGGGCGACCTTTCACGGATGACCGTAAAGTGCCTTCCTCGTGGGCATAGTAGGCTTGCAACGCTCTCGCGATGCCAATTGGAGCGAGGGCATAAAGGAAGCGACGGAGCGTTATGTCGTTGGGCGTCTTGATGTAGTCAATCGCGGCGGCAATGGTGTCGTAAACCCAAGTTGCACCAGGTGATGTCCGCAGCCATTGTTGCCACAACGCTAACTCCATGCCGACCTGTGGTGTCTCCCGCACAATCCCGAACCGCGATGTCAATTGCCACAACGGTGCACCCAAACTTTGCGACCAGTCAATGCCAACCCACGACGGCGCACCGTAGTAAAGCAACTTGTAAACCCATCGTTCGGGATTGGACGGGTCGGCGGCGCGCATCAACAATGTCCGCTTCAAACTCCACTTACCACCAGACAACTTTTGGATTGCCCAGTCAATCTCGTCCGCGAAAGGCAATCCAAACAAACCTGCCATAGCAGCGATCGTTGCCCATGTCTTCAATCTCGTTAAAAGCGGTGTCGTCGGCGAGAACAAAAATTCCATCTGTTTGACCGCGAAGTTCATGAATTGGAAGAGTGTCCGTCCCGCCGCCCCGCCCTTGCTGATGAACATCGGCATGTCGGAGATGTCCTGCCGAAACTGCGTCGTGTCCACGACCCAGCGCCCAACATCCTTTGAGGCGTCCTTTAGTACTGCCTCCATCGCTTCGCCTTGCTCAATCCTCGCTGCCCATTGCGGCAACTTGTGGCGGAAGCGGTCGTAGATGCGCTTTTCGTCCGCTCGCATCGGGAAAGTCTTGCCGTCCATCAACGCCTGCCGCCGAACTGGGTCGCCCAACATCCGCTCCAAAATCTCCCATCCCCAATCAATTCCCGCGATCAGTGACTGCATGCGGTTGGGTGCTTCAGCGGAAGTGAACGGCATCATCAAAAGTTCCGTTGCCTTGCCGAACCCTTCAGGCAAGTAGCGTTCCATCCCTGCCATCCATCGGAAGTCTTGCAAGTCCAACCGTGCCGTTTGCGCCAACTCCTCGGCGGTGAACTGGACGCCTCGGATCGTCACGGGTTTGCCAGCCAGCGCCTGATAGGTCTTCGGTAGCGCCGCAAAGACTCGTTCATAGCCGACCAACGGTCCCGTGAACATGTAGGGCTGCGTGCGGTTCAAAAGCCACTTCGCAGGGTTCAAACCGAGATACTTGATGGACGCCAGAGCGTTTAGGTAAGCCAACTGCCGATGATATTTCGGGACGCCCAAGTTCATCATCAACCGATCCAACAGCGCCAGCCAGTAAGTTCCGCCCGTCAACGCATCGCGATAGTCCCGCAAAAACATCGCTTCCATTGGGTCTATGTCGGGGTAGCGTCCTAAAATGTCCCGCTCCAGTTGCCGCAACGCCCGATTGTGCACGGCTCTCGCGACGCTTTTGATGTAGGCAGGGATGACCTTCCGCAAGTCCCGCTCGTAAGTCTCCAAGTTCAGCGACCTTTGCCCCGTCCACCAAGGAGCGGGTGCGGGCTTCAAGCCCAATCGGTTGCGCAACTCGTCAATCGCCGTCTTGGGCAAACTGTCAATCTCTCCGTTCAGCCATCGCCGCAGTTCTTCAGCACCTTGCGCAAGTTTCGGGTCATACTTCGGCGACTGCGGGTTGATCAGGTCAGGGTCTCTCAGGATTTGCTCCATGTAGGCAGCGTAAGTCTCCATTGCCAACTGGTCTTGCCGTGCCAGCCGCTCAATTCCCTGCATGAGCCTTTGAAATGGCAGGCGGTCAAACAGCCACCACGCATCTGGCGGGAGGTTCTTTTGGTAGACGATCTCAATGCGGAAGTCCGTCGCACCCTGCGGCATCAAAGTGTTCTGAATGAAGTTCAGCGCTGCAAGCCGTGCCTCTTCAAAGGTCTCATAAGTCCCGATGACGACTGATTGAGAATTGCCTTGCGCGTCCTTGAAGTGAATCGTCACCACTTCGTCGCCACGAAGGATGTGCGTGAAGTCAAACCCTTGCCGAACCCGAAAACCGTGTGCTTGCAGCACTTGGGCAATGTCCTGATGTAGCGCTTCAAGGGCATCGGCTCGCGCACGCAAGTCAGGGCGCAAACTCGCCCGAATGTTCGGGTCTTGAAGGGCGTGGCTGAGCAGGATCGCTTCCTCTTCCGTCAACCCACCCAACGCATTTTCGGCGACGGACATCCAGCCGATAAAGCGTCGCTGAATGTTGTCTGCCGTGTCTGTCGCTTGGTCAAAGAATTCCAACAACGCAGGTGATTTCGCACGCATCGCCACTTGTTGGGGCGATCGGAAGTGAAGCCACCATCGCAATTTGGCGTTGACTTGCTGCTTGACATGCCGAATATCCACTTGCAAGCCCGGCGGCATCAAGTCGTCGGCGTAATCACCTTTCTCAAGCCATTGTCGGATCGCCATGAATGGGTTGATGGCAGCGCCCCGCCGCCGCCGACCATAGTGCGGTCCGTCCTCAAAATGCTCTCCCGCCACCTTCAAAATCCAAATCTTTTGGGGACCTTCAGGCGTCGTGACTTCCAGTTGCTTCCATTCCAGCGTCCCGTCCCGAATCTTTGCCTCGTTAAACGGCGCATCAAAGTAAATGCGGTCGCCCTTCTTGAGTCCCTTCGGCGCAACATCCGCTTTGATGCGGATGGAAGTGTCGTTCCAACGAAGCCACACTTGTTTTTCGCCTGCCCCGACGACCTCCGCCATTTTCGCCTCCCGCCCCAACGCTTGCTCCAAAGTCGGCAAATCCGTCTTCCCTTCCGCCAACACGGACGGTTGCTGCGGTTCCACGGGAACGACCATCCGATCGCCCTTCCTTGTCGGCTCAGGCGCCGGCACTTCCCGCACAACCCGCCGCTCTGGCGGAACTTCTGGAAGCGGTCTTGGCGCTTCCGCTGGCGGTGCGGTTGGTGTCGTAACTTCTGTCGGCGGTGCAATGACGGTAGGTTCTGGCGGTCTTGGTGCTTTCGGTTGGTTCGCAGGTAAAGTCAATGGCGCTTTGACTGTCCGTGCCTCGTCGGCAAACAGTTGGGCGAAAACTTCATGCGGTTCTTTGGGTTTCGCCAACAGTGTCATTTGCCCTTCAGGGTTATTCAGTGCGGTCTCCAGATACTGCCGAAGGACGCTCTTCAATTGCCTTGGACCGCGCCGTTCCATCGCCAGTGCCAAGACTTGGGCTGCCCCCGAATACTGGGGCTTGGGCGTCCCAAAAAGGCTTTCAGTGGACAGGTAAGCCAACACGCTGCCTGCATTTCGGGATTGCCGATACAACTCCGCCGCCTCTTTGACGACGGGCATCACATCCCACTTGCCTAACCCATGCGTTTGCAAAATGATGGGCACTGAGGCGCTGATCTTGGATTTCACATCGCCTGGTAACCCTTCAAGTAGGTCAATGTCGTCAATGATTCGCGCAAGGAACAGGTTTTCCAGCATCTGTTTGCCTTGCTCCGTCCATCGTCCTTGTCGGATGTAAAGGGGAAGTTCCCGCTCCGAGATCACGCCATCAGCGACCAACATCCGTGCCAACTCATCGGAACGCATTGGGTCTTCAATCAACTGCCGGATGGTCGGCACATCCTCGGACAATTGGTCGCTTACCCATGTCAATGTTCGGTCGGACACATTTTTCGCTCGCCCAACGGCATCGGCGACAGGGCTTAACTGTGCGGTCATCGGTCGGTTGAAAGAGACGGCAAGTCGTTCCAAATCTTGGGCAGGCGCTTCAATGACGCGAACAAGGACGGGCGAATTCATCTGCCGAAGGGTCTCAGGATCAATGCCGAAACGCGGTGCTTCCGCTTCAAGGGCTGTCCGATAGGTGTCGTAGTTGCCCCGCTGTCGCAGGTGGTGCAAGGTCAGCACACGGCTGTTCCCGCTGACCACACGACCGTCGGGCGTCACAATCGGTGCGCCATCCGTCGCTGCGGGAATGTCCGCAAGCAGGAACTCAGGTCGGAAGGATTGGGCTTGGCGGATGACCTTCATCTTTTCCGCCTCGTCCCGCTCATATCGGCGTGGTTGCCATTCACGCGGGTAGCGTGGGTCTGGCTCAAAAGCCGGTGTGTGGGACGGAATCAAATCGTCCAACTCCACGACGGCATAGCGAACTTTGACCGATTGTCGTTCAGGCGTCATGACCTCAGACGACTTCCCAAACCGTAGCGACGCAACAGGACGAACTTCTGGGACGGGTGCTGCCATTGGTGGCGCTTCAACGGTAGGGGCTGGGACGGGAGCAACCGGCGCTTGCTTTTTTGATGTCGCGCGCTTCCGTAATGATTGTATCAGTTCTGTTAGATCAACTACATACTCCTTGGCAATTGTCTTTTCTTGACGAAAAGATGAAGTTCTCCACTCTTCAGGAGTAAATATCCACGAAAAGAAGTATTTCCATGACTCTGTTCGCCAAGTAGGGACTTCATACCCAGCGGCTCCGAGAAGTGTCAAAACCTCGTCCCATCCTTGGGACGTCATTGGATCAATTTCTGGTGGAACATTTTTGATGTGAAAAACAACCCAATCCGCATAAGGTCTTTGAGATTCTTTAACTGCCACAGTAAAATCTCTTGGTGTTTGGACAGTGGGTTCAGACGCAGCCGGCGGCGCTGTGGGTTCCACAGTCACCGCCGGCGCGGGAGGTGGCGGCGTGACGACGGCTGGCGGGGTCGGCTCCGCAGGTGGCGTCGGCGCTGGCGCGGGCGCCGCTGGTGGCAACGCTTCTGGCGGCTTCAATCGTTGTTGAACGCTTTCCGCCAAACTCTTTGCGTTGCGAGAAATGATTGTGCGCCAACCTCTATGGGGCAGAAACTTGGATTGCAAGGCGGGATCGGCTAATTGCTTACGAACCCATGCCTCGGTCACTTGCGCCACGCCTTCCCTTTGTGCCCTCGCCGTCAACTCATTGACCAGGGCCTCAAAGTGCTCGTAACGCTCTATCGGTTGATTCCACAGTGACGCCAATTGCGCCTGCGCTTCCTCCTGCAACCGTTGCTGCACGACCCTCCGATCGGCGCCTTTCGGCAATTTCGCTGTCTTGACGACTTGCTGCACTTTCCGCTCCGAAATCGTTGCCTGTCCTCGTTCAAACGCCTCGTTGGCTAACCGCGCCGCATTTTCCGCGATGACCGCCTCGGGACCCGTCACCCTCGGCGTCGGTTCCGTAGGCGCAACGATCGCCGGCGCTGCCCGTTCGGTCGGCACTTGGGCTAACTGCTGCTGTAGACGGACGATCTCGTCATTGATTCGCTGATAGGCGACGGACAGGTTTCGCAATTCCGACTCCAAAGATTGGCGTGTTGCGGGGGGCAACGGGATGCCGCTCTCTAAGCGTGTTCTGATCATCGCTGTCCGCTCTTCTATTTGCGCCCGCGTCCGCTCCAGTTCCGCCAATTGATTCCGCAGCCGCCATTCGGGCACGGGGACGACGACTTCCGCTTCGGGTCGGGGCGTCGGCGCCGGTCGTGGGACGGCGATTTCTACCTCGGCAGGTGGCGTCGGTGTCGGTCGGATGATCTCGGCTTCTCTTGGTGGTGGTTCGCCCAAAACAGGCACGCCAATTTCTCTGCGTCTTTCCCTCGCCAGCCGCATTAACTCCTGCGTCAGCCACGCTTGCGTTTCTGCCTCCAACGCTGGAAGTTCTTCGGGGCGCAAAATGCGTTCGCCTGCTGCCGCCGGTTCAACGACTTCAGGGCGGGGGCGGGGCTGATAGCGCAACCGTCGTGCCGCTGCGGGAGCGGCTGTTGGTGGTGCTACGGGTGTCTCCCACGCCAATTTCGCTGCCCGCTCAACTTGTGCTGGCGTCCAAACCTTTCGCCGCAACTCCGGCATCCACTTCACAAATTCCCCGCTCGTCAACTTTCGCTTGACTTCCTCACGGAAACTTCGGATGAAGGCGTCATGGACAGGCGTCCCAGACGCTTGCAGGTATTGTCGATAGCGTTGCTCTGCCGTCCGCATCAGTTTCGCCAGGTCTTCCACTTTCTCTACTCGCCCCAGCGACCCAATCAGAAAGCCCATTGCCCCCGCATATGCCAACCTCAAGCCAAATTCGCGTGGGTCAGGCAATCTCCGTTCCCATGCTGCTTCTCCTGCTGCGACTAACGCTTCTGTCGCTGCCATCGTCGCCGATTCCGCCAACGCACTGACGACGGGAGCGGGTAATCTCTCCACCACTTTGGCGACGGTTTGGGCGACACGCGGGAATTGCGTCCCCACCACGCCTAACAAACGCCCAACAGCGGGATACGCCCCAAAGAACGCCGCCTCTGTTGCTGCTGCTTTGGCGATTTCTGAACGCGGCGCCGCTTGTGCCGCTGCCCGTGTTGCCCCCAAAGTTGCTCCCGCAATCGCACCACGACCCACCATCGCGGGTAGTGTTGTCGCACCGGCTAAAGCGCCACCCGTGATGAGACCCGTGATGAGCAATTCACCGACGGCGCCCGCGACTTGCTGTGCACCAGGCGTCGGTTCAGGAAGGAGAACACGAATTTCCCGCCCATCCGATAACTGGAAGCGGTAAGGATGAAACTGATGGGTAATACGCATCAAGCCAACGCCCGCCGCCAGCGAGGTTAAAATCCCACCCCTCGGAGCCCGCTCGCCGCTTAACCCTGCCTCCTTCAATAACGGGACGGTTTTCTCCGTCCATTGCGACAAGCCTCCTATCCTTGCTGCCTGTGCCAGATCAGTGATAGGAATCGTTTTGCCTCCAATTTTTATCGCCCTTGGCACTAACTTCGTGACATCCCGTGTCCCTGTCAACCATTCCATCACTGTTTTGCTCTTCAAAACTTCTGGACCATAGCGTTCAACGAGCCATTGCGCCCCTGGGTGAACCGCAGCAAGGTTGACGACCAATCTGGCGAAGGGAGATTTCAACTTGAGATAAGACGAACCCCCATAGATGCGTCTCGTCCATTCGTCCAACTGAGCCAAAACTTCATTCGGGTCAGGAACGCCAGGAACTTGCGTCAACTCCCGAGCAAAGTGCCGCTCTGTCAGCGGTTGTCGGCGTTGTTGTTGTTGCGGGGTCAAAAACAAACTTTCCATTACTCACGCCTCACCCCCACAACAGCAGGTCGCTGTTGCCTCTGTTGTCTTCCTTGTTGAATTCGTTGTGCGGGAGTTTGTGGTGCTGGTCGCTGCGGTCGCTGAATTTGTTGCGATGGTGGCGGCATGATTTGAGAAAGAACTTCATCGCGAATTCGCTGCCGAACTAATTGGGATAGGACAGTCTGATTGATTTGGTTGGCAGGGATGACCGTGCCATCAGGTCGCTTCAACTGCCAACCCAAACCTCTGACAAATGTCGCATGGTAGGTCTGACCTTGCCACTGAATGGTCACAGGTTCGCCAGTTTGTTGATGCCGTTGCAACCGTTGCTCTACCATTTGGTTCACATCTTTCCACTGCTTCCACGCTTGCTCCTGCGCTTTCTGCGCTTCCTGCACCTGCCGATGTTGTATTTGGCTGGCAACATTGGCGATGTAAGCGTTCGTCCGCGCTTGGTTGGCGGCAGCGTTGGCTTCCATCGTCCGCATGGACACAATCCCTTTTTGAATGTCCACTTGCGTTTTCACAAGCGACAAACCCTGCTTCTTCACATTGATGTCGTAAAGGGTTGCTGCCGTGCCGATGATTTGCTGCGCTTCCTGCGGGGATATTTCAGGCAGCCCTAATTCGCGAGCCAAGATGTTGTGCTGCGCAATCCATGTTCCAACGAGCGATGGAGGTGCGCCTTTTTGTTGCGCCTCACTGAGTCGTCGCAGGATGTCATCGTAAAGTTGCCTTGCTGTCTGTCTTCGCGATTGTTCGTCCTTGATGTAAAGGTCATGAAGGGAGAAAATGATTTCGGGCGTCGCAGGTAAGTCGCCCATCGCCTCAACGAACGGAAATTGTCGGACAACTTGTTGCCATCTATCCCCAAAAGTCTCTTTGACTGTCTTAGTTGCCCGAAAGACATCGGGCATGACTTTCACCAAAGTCCCAAAACTGATTTGGTCTGGGTTGATTCCTCGTTCCTGCAGCCACCGCTTTTGCGAATCGGTCAAAAACTGCGATGCAGGCAAAACAAACTCATCCGCCATCAGCCCTAAAATCCCTGATTGGTTGAGCATTGCAACTTGCCATGCTGGAAGGTCTGCTAATCCTTTCAAGCGGTCTGGCAACCTTTGCACCAAATCAGGCGCAACTTCCCTTAGCGGTCGGTTCTCAGCCCGAAGCCGTTCCAACTCCAATCCCCGAAACTGCCGAACAAACTCCCAATCTTCCCGCATTTGCCTCAATCGTTCCTGTGCCGTCTCTATGTCCAACTCACCTTTGACCAATCCTTGTTGGATTTGCTGGATACCCAACTTCATTTGCTCCTCTTCGTAAGGCAAAAACCGTTCCGCTCTCGTAACTTCCAACTCCAACAAACGACGACGCAACGCTGCTTCTGGTGGCTCTGGTGGTGGCGGCGCTTCCACGCCAGACAGTTGTGTGTATTCACGCCAAAGTTGCTCTGGAACTTGACCTGCGGGATATTGGGCGATGATGGGCGCTAACTCCGCCAACCTTTGCTGCCTCTGTCGTTCCTTCTCTAACGCCCTCGCCTGCCGAACCATCGCGATGGGCGTTAATGCCCGCGCGACGCCCGACAGAAGCGCCGCTAACGGGTTGGGCTGATAGGGCAGCAACCCGATGTCCTCCATCTGTGCGATGTTTTGCAAGACAGGCAGCATCGTCCCTAATGCACGCTGCTGTCGTCTTCGTGGCTGTTCCATTGTTCAATCACCTGCACCAGTTCATCAATGTCGGCGCGTAATTTATTGACTGCTTGCCGCAGTTCCTGCAAGTCTTTGCCCCTTAGCCGTGTCTCTTCGTGCCATTCGCTCAAAAGTCGTTCAACTGCGTCGCAAAACACAATCAAATCCGATACAACTATTGTCAACGAAATGAGAAATTTTTTTTTTTAGTCAAGGAGTGTCGCAACTTCGTCCTTTGCCTCCTTCAATGCAGCCCGAATGCGCTCAATCGGCACGACGAAGTTGACCGTTTGCCCCGTCCCTCGCGTCAGCATCCCTGCGTAGTAAAGTTGCCCGTCATCGCCGACGACGAAGACGCCACCACCACTGCTGCCAGGCGCTGCCGTCGTGGAAGTCTGGTGAAAGGTCTTGTCGTGCAGGAGACGACCGACCGACGCGATGACGCCCTTACTGACGGAGTTGACGAAGGCGCCGTAAAGCGACCCGACATGCCAACACTCCTGCCCGACCCAAACGGTTTGGTCTTTCGGTAACGGGACAGCGGAGTAGGGTAACAAGTCACCTTCATAGACTTCCAACACAGCCACATCATCGCCGCCTTCCTCTTCCATCTTCGTTGCAAACCGCACCTTCGCCAACAACCGCAATTCGCCCGTCTTCCGTCCATCCTTCACCCGTTCCAGCACAATCCATGCATCCTTCCACAAAATCTTTTGCGTTCCTTCCCCTCATCCTCGTCCACATCGGAAATAACCTGCTTGAGATACTCCACGACATGCGCTGCCGTCACGACGAAAGTCTTTCCGTTCTTTTTGAATACCGTCCCGCTGCCCATGACGATGGTTGCGCCCCACCCGCTCTCTTTCTCCGCTACAACTTGCACGCTTGTTCCCAACAACCGCTCCTGAATCTGCTGTCGCAGTGTAGGCGATGCAGACGCGAGCATGATCAATCCCCCCAACAGCAACGGGATGAACCGATGCATCGTCATTCGCCCCCTTTTTTCGTCACTTGGGCGAGGGTGTAACCCCCTAATCCTGCCAATGCGGCGATCACGGTCGCCATCAAACTCCCATCAATGCCCCGATAGAGGGCAATTGCTTCCAACACCGTGATGCACAAAATCGCTGTGACCGTGATGATCCAGGGCTTGTGCTTCACGACGGACCCTCCTTCAAGATTTCTTCGTAGCGTTGTTCGGCGTCGGGTAAGGTCGTCGCGATGATCGCGCGGATGTCGCTCAACCTCAATTTGCTGCCTGGGCAACTTTTCTGGGCGAACTGGCGGTGAAAGTAAAGGTCGGTCGGATGCAAGTGGAATCGGTGCATCAGAAAGGCAATCAGATACTTCATGCTCACCCACTGCTCTTCGGGAATGTCCTCTTTGTCAAAGTTGCCCAGCAGGCAAACGCCGATGGCTTTCTCGTTATGCCCCACGGTGTGGGCGCCCGCCTCGTTCAGCGACCGACCGACGAAGATCAGCCCGTTGGGCATGATGACGAAGTGATAGCCAACCTTCTTCCAACCCTTCACCCGATGATAGCGGTCAATGACCGACATCCAGTGACCGCCGTTGGGGTTGCGTTCAAAATCGGCGACAGTCGGCTTCCATGTGTGGTGCAAGATAATCTCCTGCCAGTCCCGCCAGTGTGGCTGAGCAATGTATCGGACGATGCCTCGTCGCGTCCAACCAAACCAAAACCGAAAGGTCGGCATAACGATCACCTCACAACGACGACACTTTCAAATAAGGCGGCATCTTTTCCCAGTTGAACATCATTCATCAACCTCCTCGCATGATGTCGTAAATGGCTGCCGCTTGCCCACCTGCCGACAGCAACTGCTCAAGCGTGCTCGGGCGATACATCGGGAATTGTCCTTGTGTCAGAAGCGCTTCCGCTAATGGAGACATACCCAAGATAGATTGCGCGATGGCTCTCGGTAGTCCTGCCGCCTTGATCCCTGCCCCCAATGCCTGCAACCCGCCCATCACGCCCGCCTCAGGCAACGCAAACGCCTGTGGCAGCATCCCTGCCAATTGGCCCGCTGCTGCCAACGCGCGTTGCTGCTCCGCTTCCAAGCCGCTCGCAGCGATTTGGGCGATCTGCCGTTGTAAGTCTTCCATAATCCGTTCCTGTGCTTGCCCCAACTGTCCGATGGCTGCCGACGAAGTGCCCAACCCCATCGCCTGCATCTGGCTCAGGATGGGCGATATGGTCTCCCGCATCGCTCGTTCCGCTTGCTGCCGTAAGCCGCTAAACAGCGCTTGGTATTCGGGTCGTTCAAAGATGCTCTCCGTCCTCGTGAATCGTCCCAATCCTTGCAAGCCTGTTAAGCCTGCGCCGAAAGTCAAACCGCCGAGAAGCGTCCCTAAGTAAGGCAACATCTGTCCACCAGCACCACCTAACGCCGCTTCCTGCCCTGCCAATTGCAACTCCGTCGGTTGAACTCCCTGTTGCAATGCTTGTTGCCCATAGCCCAACAACGCTTGCCCTAACTGGCTCCCTTCGGCTTGCAACGGTTGTAAGTGGGCGAAAACTTCGGGCTTCACCTTCTTACGCTTCCCCAACTGCGACAGGAACAAGGACGCCCCAAGGACAGGCAATCCCACTTTCAGCGGCGATCGGGTGATGGCTTTCAGCGGGTTTTTGGCAAATCCCTTCACTACCTTCTTCGCACCTTTAGCCAGACCCTTGAGTGCTTTTCCCAACCGCAATTTCAAGTTCGCTTCCTCGTTGACCTCAACGGTTCGTGCCGTGTTTTCCCGAAGGCGCTTTTGAATCAAGGCGGAAATCAAGATGTCCGTCAACACCATCGCCTCCGTCGTCGTCATCACCAACGCGATGGGCTCTTGCCCCTCTTTCTCAATCAACACCCACACATCCTCGGGAGGTTCATCGGTCACATATCCGCCGCTGAAAGTCGCGTTCGTGAAGGCATACTTGGCGACTTCGTAGTAGGTCGGTTCCATGACGCATCAACTCCCTGCGATAGCGATCCCGACGACGCCGATGGCGTAAGGCGGCTCTGGCGTCAAAGGAAGGGTCACGGCAAGACGCCAGAACGGGAGGGTGTTCGTAATGGTCTGAACGCCTGTGTCGGTGAAGGAAACCAAGTCAACCCACTTCTGCGCGTCAATGCTGCCTTGCACCTTGACCGTCACGCCCGCCGGCATGGCGTCGTCTTTGACGAAATAGACCGTGCGGACATACTGATCCGAAGGCAGGACAGGCGCTTTCTGGGGGTCAGCAATGACAGGGGAATCGATCGTGGAACCTGCCGCGTCGCCTTCCTGAGCGGCGACGGTGATGACAAACTCGGTGAAATTCGTCCCTGCAAAGAACACCTTATCTATGCCTGTGAATTGCATCAGGTCATCCGCAGGGCCTCGCTAAAAGTTTAGCGCATCAGGCGAACTCTATCAACATCCCCAAAAAGTGCGGGTCGCCCCCTGGCACTCCCTGCGTCCCATCACTGATCAGTAGCCATTCTATGAGGTAGAACTTTGATTGCGTCGGGGTCAGCAAATCCCCAGACAGGACAATCAACTGATCCTGTTGTCCTGTCCCCAACCCACCTTTAGAACGGAAGACTGTCACTAAACCATTTTCATCATAAAGACGCCCTTCTACAACGGCAGTTGAAGCATCATCCGTGCTGCCGAACCATGCGCGATAGCGATATGTCCAACCCGCGTAAAGGAAGCAGGTGCTTTGGATGATACCCTCTGCATAACCATAATCAGTGCCCCAACGAGCGCCTGGGTAAAGCGCAGGGATTGCGAGTCCTCCAATTAATCGGACTTCTGCAATGTCAACATCTGCTGGTTGATTAAGGTAACTCCCACTGGCTACAATTGACGCTCGCATTCCATGAGGTCCCGCTCGCACAATCACTTCATACCAGCCCGGATTGGAAACCAACACAGAGTCATAAGCAATTGGAACGATTTGATTGACATTGTTGTAGCCTTCTATGGATACTAAAATCATTCCCGCTCGCCTCACTGCCGACACATAAAAGCGAACCTTATAAATTGACCTCGTGACCCATCGAAGGTTTATGCTGTTTTGGCTGTTCACGGCAACAAAAGTGTTCGTGTTGTTGTCGGTCAAAATCGCCGTCACATCGTTCCCCGCAGAATTCCGTGCCGTGAATGCCACATTCTCGTTGGTCGGCCAGGGGAAGAAATCTTTGTTGATGGCGCCGTAGTAGCGAAAGTCGTCAGGGCTAAGGTAAATCGCATGAGTGCTTTTGAGGATGATCTTTTTGTTGACCGTATCGTCCACCTTCCGCAACCCCTGCGTCGCCTCTATCGTGATGTCACCCGTCATTCCATCCAATGCGTGCACGCCTTCGTGCGTGTGGTCAACCCTCGCAAACTTGTCCAGCGTCCCCGCTGCGGATGCTGCTGCGATCGGTTGAATCTCCGTCCCGTAGTTAGGCGTCACCACACGGTCAAAAGGCAGCCTCGGCGTGACGATAATCCCCTGTTCGCCGACAATCCGCCTTCCGTGAATGGTGATTGCCCGCTCAGCGTAATCGTCCTCCAAAGTGATTTCCGTCCCCGCACGCAACTCAATGTCGCCCTTCAGCGGCGCTCGGTCGGGAATGCGGATGGAAGTGACGACCATCGGGAGAAGTTCGCGGACGATGTGGGCGTCCATGTCGCCCGGCACAACGACATCGTAAATCCAAACGGGGTCTGCACCAGAAGGGAGTTTGATTTTGTGCATGTGGTCGCCTTCAATGATCCAATAGAACGCCCCAATATCGTCTAAAATGTCGGTTGGCACAAGGTCCAAGAACCAATAGCCGTTAGTGTCTGTGACCGTTTCCGCCTCTATAGGGAGAACTTCGGATTGGTAGCGACGGGTGCTTTTGGGCAGCAACAACTGTGCCCGCACTCTCACGCCCGCTTGGGGTTGCCCTTTTTCGTCCGTCAGTGTGTTGAAGACGCGCCGTGTCGGTAAAGGCATCGCGCTCACACACCTTCAAAAGGAACAGAGTGACTGGGGATCAGAAATTCGTTAGCGCCGCCCGCTTCCATCCGACCGAAGTCTTCACATAGATAAAACTATCATCCCACGCAATATCGCCCACATTGCCACGAGGGTCCGCACTGGAGGTCGGCGTGTAGTGGAAGGCTGCTTGGATAGTGATACTTCGTTCCCCATAATCCTGCGTCAAGGCAACATTCATCCCTGCCTTCAAAGTAACATCCCCGCGCAGTGGGGTCTGCCCTTGTGCCCGCAAACTTTGGACGACCCGATCCAAAAAAGGCGCCAAGGAAGGTTCACTGGACAAATCTGAGATTACGATGTCGCCCAGCCAAATCGGAACCGTCGCCTCAGGGACGCGGATGTAATGCACATGATAAACGGGCGTCCCTTCCTGCCCTTCCTCCACGATGTAGAAACTCTGCGGGTCGTCGGTCAAACTGTTCGGCACCAAAGCGACCGACCATCGTCCCGTCGCATCCGTCTGCGTCGTCACGCCCCACTGCAAAATCTCAACTTGCTGCGACCGCACGAACCGATGCCGTGCTAATCGGATGCGGACAGGAACGCCCGCAATCGGTTGCCCTCGTTCATCATTGACCGTGTGAAAAACCGTGACAGTCTGAACGGGCATCGTTGATCACCTCACGGCATCAATTTGAAGGAAACGCTTCCCCAACATTCCTGCGCCCCCGGTGCCCCTTAATTGTTGGCGATTATGAGCCAATTACTACCGTTGGAAACGACCGTAACATATTTCCACCGAGCCGATAAAACATACCTTGCGGCACCATCTATTGTTTGTCCAGATGGTGGTGCTACGGTCACTGCATTGGAGGAACTATCTACTTTCTTGATAGTATACATCCTTCCCGCAATCCCCACCGCCGAAGGCAACAAAATGGTGAAAGCGCCTGCTGAGGCATCGCAAGTAACGATGCTGTCAGTATCAGTGAGTGTGTAAGCAGCAGTTTTATGGGCTATTGCTGTAGATATTGCACCGGCGACATGAAGTTTGCTGTTGGGTGTCGGCGTCCCGATGCCGACACTACCAGGAATTATCATTCCGTTACTTGGTGGCACTATTCCTGCATAAGAACCCACCGACATTCCAGATGTAGAGGCACCATAAATTCCTAATCTTCTGGAACCGTTTATCCAAACCGCCAAAGGGGCATTCGTTGACCTACTTTCAAAAACAAGATGAGCATTATGTGTTGTATCTTGGTCAAAGAATTGAACATTCGCTGATGATTGCCCTGCATCCAGGCTTGATTTTCCATATAATCTTAGTGAAGCACGCGCCCCATTATTTTGAATAAGTAGGCTTTCTACATTTACTGACACATTGTCCACTATGTGTAACTTTCTAATCGGCGTCGGCGTCCCGATGCTGACCTTGCCAGGAAACGAATAATCCCCCCCACCTGTGTTCGCCCCAAACTGCCCCGCCGCCACATCGGCAGCAGTCACATTATCCCACACGACATCCGTCCCGTTACTCTTTAGAAACTTCCCCGCTGCCCCCAACGCCAACCCCGCCCACTTGATAACCGTTCCAATCAGTTTCCCAACAATC